ACGGTCAAGATATTTGGTTAGGAGAGGTTGTTTTATCCACGGACAATCTCTCCTGAGCCAAGTTATCCCAAAATATCTACATGTTTCATAACTCTGTCAAACATTCTTTTAGTAGCTGATTTACAAAGAATTAAGGTGACATAGACCCATATCAAAACCACAGCATATATATTTTCGCAAGAATATTGTAGATACTTACATATAATTTAAGGCAAAAATTGTATGTTTTAGAGCATAAAAAAGAGAGAAGCAATCTCTTGCCTCTCTCCTTTTCTACTTGTTTCGTTTCAGTCTTTTCTTGATAAACTCCCTAACATCCCATTTCTTAAAGAAATGAGAATGGTCCCCAGCGTTCCCTACACTCTCCAGCTCCCCATCTGCAATAGCCCTTCTTAGAGTAGATTCGCTGATATGAGCCTCCTTCTTTACCTGCCCGGCAGTCATATAAGGATTCAACATATGAGGAATCTGCTCGCACAGATTATCCAGATCCTCATCGCTCATGCCACAAGCCGTAATTTTCTCACCATGCTTCTGCTGTTCGGCAGCCTTGAAGCAAGCATCACTCAATGATTTTAAAGCCACGCCAAGTAGCTTATAGTTCAATATCTTAACCATAATTCTCTAATTTTCTCTATCATTCTCCAAAAATCTCTGATATTCTCTATTCATCTCCAAGATTCTCTATCAGGAGCAAATTTTTCTACCCATCTTCGTCTTGCTGACAAACATTTCTGCAAATCCGTATAGATAGAAAAATGCCGTCACTACCATAACTGTAAAGCAGGAATCAACCATATCATTGGTGGTGTACCAGTTTCGCTCAACGATATGAGCCGCATTGATGCCAAAGAAATAGAAGAAAGGAATACGATACCGCCAGCAAAGGAAGAAGAATCTACTTGCAAGGATAATCACCATCGGTAAAACATACAACATAAAATAAATGAATATGTAGCAAGGCATATTCTCGTTATGAGGGATAAACATCTCACGAGGATTCTGAGAGAAATCCCACATACCGTAAGCGTGGAAGCACATAATAGCAATGGGTACGTACTTACAGAACCAGCGGAAGAATTTCAAAATCCTTCTGCTATACCGATTACCATGCTTCATAAGCATTCCCATCAGTTCTGTCACGTCAATGTCCTTTATCAACAGTTGGACTTCGGCTTCTTGTTCTAGTGTCATTGAAAAACCTCCTTTTGTCTATAGTTAATTTGTTCATACGTTCTTAATAAAATTAAATCTGTGGCAAAATTACAATATTTTGCTCAATCAATTCATTTTGTGTAAAATTTTAAAGTTAAGTTTTATTAAAGTAACAATCTGTAAGCAAATTATTCGTATACCAGTATTTGATGAGCCATCTTAGTTTGATAGAGAATGAACTTGGTTGTGTGATATTGCCAACTCAGATAGGTGACATCTTTTATTTTACATCCTTATATTCCGATTTTGCATCGAAACAAGGACGCCATTTCTTCCAAATTCTTTTTATCTGTCTCATAATAATGAATCTAAAATAAAGTAATTAATAATACTACCGAGTAAGATTACTACGGAATACCTCACAATATCTTCCCACTCAAACTTTGCCAAATGATAGTGCTTGTACTGGTATATCTCTCTACCTGCCATTACTGGCAAAGCAAGCAGACCTATCAATATGCTGATAAGCAGCCAACAAGCAAGACCAATCCAGTCTCGCTTGTTTACTTTTAATATATTTCTCATCATACATTATTATTTGTTATACACTCAGGACTACATTTTCTTTATCCCCATTGTCTCACCAATGGCGAGAAGTTCTTTGGCTCTTGCCTTGCACTTCTCTCTATACTTTTGAAACTCATTGAACTCATTCATCTTCTCATTGGATTCCTCCTCACTTACCCATGACGGATTCCGCATAAGCATAATACAGTTACTTACTATTGCCTCAACATCATTCTCTGAGTACTTATGTCTGATGAGAGCTGATACAATAGCACCATAGTTCCACACGGCTACGGGTAAAGTCACAATATCATTGCTTTCTACTTCCACCTTTACACTCACTACAAACCGTCCGCAGTCATAGCCCATGGTGATGTCCTGCGACTCGTTTACTAAATTATCATTCATAGTTATTCATTATTAATAATTGATGTTTTACACTAAATTCCTTTTTAAGCCTTACACTGCCAAATCTTCCCTTGATAGAGAAATATTGGAAGAACAGAGGGCAACAGTCTTTGATGACGCTCCGCTTGACGGCATATTCATTTTTCTGGGTCATAAATCCGAAGTAACTGTTGATGCTTGCCAGATAATGTTCGAGTTCGTAGGCTTCATCTGCCCTGCAGGTGCCTATATGCGCCAACAATACTTGCAACTTGCGCAGTACATTGACAAGTCCGCCTATCGTGCGATTGGAGAGATACACCCTGTTCATCTTGATGACGGCTCCCACGAAATATACGCCCTTCGTCACATCCTGGATATACTGCTTGTCGTGGTGCATCCTCAGATTCAGATTGTCAAGAAGAAAAACGTCTGCTTTATCTCGCAACATCAGTACATCCTGCTTCCTGCGACATACCAGGGTGAAATCGTCTACGAAGCGTTCATATCTCGCTCCTGTCGCCCTGCACAGACTTACCATATACTCGTCGAAGAACGACATGTAGAAGTTGGCCAATAGCTGCGATGTGATATTGCCGATGGGCATACCTCGGAAGCTTTCTGCAAAGAAGAGCGACTTGTGTCGGGGCAACTGCTTCCACAACTCCTCATTGCCTCGCTTGATGCAGTTGGTCTGTGGGCGGTGACGGATGGTTACCGTCAGGAGATAGACCAACAGCTCAAGGTCGTCGCCATGATAGTGTTTCCTCACGAAAGCCACGGCATACTGCTCCAAGATACGTATGTCGATGCTCATAAAGAAAGACTGTATGTCGAACCTGCCGACCCAAGCCTCTCGGGAGTAGTTCTCGCTTACTTCGAGAATATCCCTTCTGAGTGCCATCACAGCCTTCTGCGTGCCTCGATTCTTACGACAATTCCACGACACGTCGCCCTGTGCAATGAACCTCGCTTCAAACAGGGGTTCGATGCGAATACATATCCAGTGCTGCACGATCCTGTCCCTGAAGGCTGCTGCGAATATCTCGCGCAGTTTCGGGAAGGTAACGATGAAGCAGATGCTCGTACTCGGCTCATACTGCCTCGCCTCGCACTCCTCCATCAGTATGAGCAGGTCGGTGTCGCATATTCTATAACATACACACTGCTCGCTTGTCATCTTGTTAGAGATACATTGATTGTAAGCTTCAATCCATCCTCGCTTCCTCTCTTCACTTAATGCGACCGCCGCCCTAACCTGAGTAGCGTTGTACTTGTTGTTGTTGTTGAACTGCCCGCTGACAGGATTCAGATTCCAAGAATTGAACTCAGAATACTCTGAAGACAGCATTATGCGCACTACCTTATTCTTAACAAGCGGATTGCCGAGGGGCCTTCCACTTGTGGCGCATCCATTCAATAAAGAAGAAACATCAGTCATATATAATCGTAATCATATTTACCGAACATCAACCTCGTCTTCGACGGCTTGCAACAACACCACCGTCTCGTCTGGCAACTGCGACTTGTACCAAGCTCCTGTCTCTCTTGCCAGGACATCAAAGTCCTTCAGAAATCCAGGATATTGCCCATTGCTGATAATCCTGCCAAACAGAGGTATCTTTGCCTGTTTGGCCTCTCCGTTGGCGGTTACCATGCCCGACTTCTCCTTCCTGCTATACTCGTGGAGTTCTCTTACGAGCGTCTTCACGACGGTCAAGGAATGGATAAGGGCTGCAATGTATGCAATTCTTTGGTTAATGTCTATCGCACGAAGCGCATACTCGCACACGACAAGTGCATCCACTACCTCGTTGATACATCTTGACATGGCTGTCTGCAGACCCATGGCGTTCTTCGGAACACGTTCCGATACTGCCATGAGCGCACCCAAAAGGTTCTCTAACTTGCGATAAATTGAGGATTGTCTTGCTTTCATGCAATGTTTTATTTACTTTGTTTAAATAGTTCGCTCGTCAAAGATGACGAAGCTCACAGTGTGATGTTTTTTGTTAGTTTAATGACAGGGTAGAGCCTTGCGGCTCTCCCCCTGTCGATAAATGCTTTTCTGCTTGCGTTTCCTGTTGATGGTGCGGCGAAAGGCCGCACCAAGGGAAGGATTCAAGCCTACAGCTTGAATGCGACCGCCGCCCTAACCTGAGTAGCGACGTACTTGACGACGAGGCTGCCGAACTGCCCGCTGACAGGATGCAGATACCAAGAATTGAACTCAGAATACTCTGAAGACAGCCAGTACCAGGTGCTCTGGAACTTAGTAAAACGCAGGTCTGCCCATGGTTTCGCAAAGATGGCATTAGGTGCGCTCGCATCATCATAACCTTTCATTGCATACCAAGAGCATCTTGCCATCTCGCCGGAAGACATCAGGAACCAATGGCCCTCAGAGAACTGCTCTGCTAACGTTTGTGTGTTATTATCGAGCGCAGGTACATAGGCATTGCAATAGCTGGCAGCAGGGTAGTAATACTGCTGATACTTCTGCGCATTGTTATGCGATGCTTGTACGCTCTTGATACATTCCGAAAGACTTTGTGCCAAAGTCTTATCTGACGTTGCCTTCGGGATAGGCAGATTCACGTTGGTGTCCTTCAAGATGTAATCTCTGTGAGCGATAATCTTGAGGGTGTTGAGCTGACCACGAGCAACCATATCGCCCTCTTTCAATCCCACACGGTCAAAGTACTCTCCCAGAATGGTATGACCCACATTGATATTATACATACTCTGCGTGATTTTCTCAAAGCCGATGTCGCTGATCGTATTAAGGGCACTATATTCTTTAAATCCGTCGTTGGCTGTGTTACTCTCGTCGCGCATATTGGCATCGGTCACATTCAATCCGGTAGTGTACTCCTGCAGCAATGGCAGATTATAGACATTATAGTTAGGATTGCTGCCTAATGTGATACCATTCATACCATTGCTTGCATCTGTCGAGTTATAGAGTCCCCATACTCTCGACCCATAGTCCTTTAAGGCTACCGCAATAGCCCACTTGCGCTCCTTTGGCTCAATATAGAAGATGACACCGATAGGAGTGGTGTCAGAAAAGCTCATGTCACTGCCGTAAGTTCCATCTGCAAAGATATAGTCGCCCAGCTGCGCCTGATAAGGGTAAAAATATATCTCACTCTCTGCACTAACTGTACTTCCATCTGATAACTCAACTTCCAGATATACCATAGCCTTATCATCATTCTCCTTAGACCCGACTTTGTTGACATGTATAACACCAGTATCTTTTTCTATTGTAGCAAAGCTATTCTCGCTTATACTCCACCTTGCAGATGTGTAGTTATTACCTGTGGGTGGATAAGTCTTTAGCGTTAAAGAGTAATCTCCTTTTTCACCGAAATTTTTCTTTCCGACGATTGATACACTCTTAATAGTGACCTTCTCATAAGAGATATACAGACTGTTGCCCTCGTTATCAATTTTTCCCCAAGCATTCAGCATCTTTCGTTTTTGATCTATTGTAACGCTGGTTGTGCATGTAATTTTTCCTTGTAATTTTACCCCCTTGTCTGCAAGCCACATCAGGAACTTCATGTTATCTACTGACCAGTTTACACCCTTAACGATTGCTTCTACTAAAGGACTATTAGCATCAAAACAAGCCTTGCAAATGGCATAGCTATCCAAATTAGGGCAATCTTCAAAGTCCAAATACTTAATATTAGCATAAGAACCTATCGTCATTCCGTCAGCAGATAAATTGGAGTAACCTTTTAGATGCAACTCAGTAATAGTGTCAGGCAATACCAGCTTGGTGAGCATATCAGTAGGAGGTGTTGTTACACCTGTAATAGGAGTATTGGTGAAGTCAATCTCCTCCAAGAGGTCAGAGGATAAGATAATACTCTTTTTCAGGTTCTTCACATTCCTGACAATCACCTGTCTCAGCATACCCATGTTACTGAGGTCAAAACTCGTTCCTGTCTCCCTTGTATTTGGCTTAGATGCGGTATAGTTCATGACAAATTTTGTGAGTCTTTTTAATAAACCCATATTGAGGTCAAACTTAAAGTCACCAAGACCTTCCAAGCCATAGATGGTATAATTTCCATTACTACCCTTGGCGTAGGTTGATAACTCTGTGATAAGGTCTGCATCATCAATATCAAAGGTTGCATCCTGAGGGTTAGAGAACTTGAATGGCATATATGAATAAGTGCCTGGTTTGATATTACGATTATCATCAAAGTTGCCTACACCCCACTGTAAGGTACAATAGATAGCTTGGTAGTGCTTGATAGCAAAGCCCCTACCAACTTCGTATAAACGCAAACGAAGGTTATTGCCAACAGATGAGCCACAATGATACTTACTGTCAAGGTATCTCTGACGCTTACCAAAGAAGTAGTCCATCACTTGCACCTTGTCACCATAAGCCTTTGTAAAGTTGTTGGTGTTTGCATAGCCGAAGGCATCTGCATTATACAGATTCTCGCACCAACACTTCCAGAAATCCTTATACTTTGTGAGCATGTCTTGATAAGTAAGACCATTTCCTCTCATCTTGACATACATCGCTTCCACCTCATTAGGGAAACAATTTACAATATTATCCCACAAGGCAGACAGTCTGCCATTGAATACAGGAGAGAAACCTTCTGGACAATTAGGTTTGTATGAGTTCGTTGTTTCATCATAGACCTCGCCAGCAATCTGTGCTGTCTCACCTGTTACCTGATTGTAACAGTCATTCCACTCATGGTAGTATTTGAATGATAACACACCAGAGTTATTAAAAAGAGACTGGCTGTCTGTGTCCCTCAGAAATATATCAGCTTTAGCTTCTTTTACCGTCTTTGCCATAATTATTCTTCATTCCAAGTTATTGAATCAAATGCTAAACTCATGTTTTTATCCATGGAATCCATACCGATAATCCACTGACAGAAATTGAAATAGAATATCGCACTATCAAGTCTCAGGTATGTACTTGCTTCCGCCGTAAACTTCGCACGTCTGTATGCAGGATTATCCTTCTTATAGGTAATTCCATTATAGACTACTGGAGTTTCAAGTGTTGCATAATCACCATTCTCACGCTTGTATCTCTCAGCAAGGAGTACATTGGTTGAAACCACCCAATTATGAAAACGCTTGATTACCGCAAGCTCCTGATTGGTAGCATCTATGTTATCCGTAGTTTTCTTTGCTACACCAAGTTTATTTGATTTATTGACAGGTGACTTCTTTGGTACTCTCGCATAATAAAGTGGAATACCAGTCAGCACACTACTCTGTAATGAATCACCATCAATGCTATAGTCTCCAGCCTCCTGATTGAACATATTGACATTCTCATCTATCTCCCATATCTGAGACTTCATGAAGTCCTTTGCAGGGAATCCAAGGAAGGACGCAGAATATTTATTGTTGATGAAATTGTATATGCTGAGGAAGGTAGGCGCAGCACTTCCACTTGTTGATGTTCTTCGGAATCCTATCTCAGGGAATCCACTAAGTGACTTCCTGTATGTGACAGCCTTACCTAAATCTGCCTGTTCTTTCTGATAAGCAGTATAGAGAGAATCATTACCTTTAGCACAAGCAAGAAGTATCTGCTGATACATATTCATTGCATGAATATTGAAGATACCTTCTGATGAAGCAAAGTTTACCTTGTGAACCATTTCCTTCTCACCTGTTTCTACACCAATAGTAATGGAGTAAAGTGTATGGTTCTCAGTCTCACCAACCAATCCTACAGTAATATTTACAGACTCGCCATTGCCAGTTTCAAATATCTCAGCAAAGTTCTTGTATGGTAGAGGGTAACCATTTGATGAGGTACCATCGGCATTAAACATGTGTGCGCCTACGGTGAAAGGAGCTTGAGCCCATCCATCAGTAGCCTTATTCCAAAGTGGATTTTCAAAGGTCGTACCATTAATAGGAACATCATCATTATTCTTGTTGTAAGGCAAGTTGTCAATATTCCATACGATGATAGGAGATTGAGGTAACGCCTTTTTCACCTTCTCATAGGATATAATCTCATCAGGGTTATGAATATTGCCACTGCTATTTAGAATGTCATTGCGCTTGGCGAGGTTAATCTTTCCATAGTGATCAAAGATTCCGTTGCTATCATACACATCATTTACATCTGGTGTGTCGTAAGCAAAATTATCCAAGGCTTGATAAGGGTTGATGGATTTCTCATATCCTCTTATAGAATAGAGGATGACCTGTGCCATATCAGAACCTATGACTATATCCTTTGGTGTTCCCTGCTTCCAGTTTGCGTTAGAATAATCGAACATTCTCACGCACACACCATTAAGACACAGATAAGCCAAGTTCACGTCCTTCTCTGTCGCATCACCACCACCAAGGTTGTTAACCGTATGAGTAGTAGTTCCATCAATAGACAAAGAGAATTTCATTCTCTTTGTCTCAGGATAGTAAGTCATTACGCTATCAGTAGAACATTTTACCTCAATTCTATTTGCGTATATGCGGAAACCTGTTGTATCATCCATGCAATCTACGATAACTGCATTCTCATCAGAACAGATACCTGTCTCAAACTCAATCTCGATGGTTCTTCCCTTCTTGTTTCCACTTACACCGAAGTTCTCTGCGAATGGTTGCCAGTCTTTCAATGTAACATGCTTTCCAGCTCCAATGGTCATACCTTTTCCATCCAGGAATCCGTTATAGGCATTCAACTTAAAGTTGGCAGAACGCTCCAAATAGGAAGTTCTTACTCCTTCGTAATAACTCTCCAAGTTCTCAATACCCTTATCGGAGTTTGTCTTACCCTTCATAGAGTAATACACCTTGCATTCGCTGACTGGCTGCAAAGTAACTCCTGCACCCTTGATTATTACATCGTGGGTTGCACTCACCTCACCAATGGATATTACGACGCTAATCTTTGGAGCATAGTCATTTAAATCCAATGGCACAGTAGCTTTTAAAGGTGTCTCACCTGATGTATGATTATCATCTATGGTGCATAACTGGTCTGTCAGAACAACCTCCTCTGTATTGTTATTATACAATACCTTAATTTCTATTGCAACCTGTGAACCAATCTCATTGTCAGGAAGGTAGAAATAATAGGGTACTTGGATTGTTGAATACTGAGTAGCAGATACAGGAGCATCTTTTCCTATGGCAATAGCAGAGATATTACCCTTCTTGATATAGGAAGTTCGTATCTTTTCTGTTGTAATACCATACTCTGAATTGACAGCCCATACTTCAATTTCATGCTTACCAGCGGTATAGGTGCCTTTTGAGTCGATGATAAACTCGCCTGATGAGTTATTGATGGTTTTGGTCATGGTTTCACTACCATTGCCATTGCTTACCTTGCAATAGACTGTAGCATTTGCACCCTGGCAATTCACACGCAAAGCCCACTTTCCATCCCTTACGGAAGTCTCTACATAACTCGCATCAAAAGAGAGGTTGATAGATACCGTTCTGATACTGAGAGCGAAAGTTCTGCTTTGCCCATGCGTATTAGCCACAGTGATCCTTACAGTGTTCGTTTCTGACACAAGATAGTTGGTCAGGTCAACATTATAATTGTTACCAGTTGCCGTACCAGAAGCTTCAAGTGTCTGTTTCAACTCCGGAATATCAACGCCATTCACTGATACCACAAGAGTTCCGCTGGTCTCATCCTTTTCGGAAGGCTCTCCGTAGTAGCTATTGTAATTGATAGTTGCAATACACTCTGTTCCCTTTACGATGACATCATTAGGTCTCTTTACCATAGATGTTCGCAGAATATACTGGAGTTCAGCTTTTGCCGTAACAAAGTCATACGACTGTTTGACGTTATCGGCATACTTATCCTTGTCGTTATACCACTTACGATAACTTTCCTCATCTGAAAAGAACCTCCAATAGATGTGCGAATTGTTTCCCTCCGGCACTACCTCTTGGTCAATATAACCGAACTTCCCATCTTTTAAGGAAATCAAGTTGTCCTTGATGAGCTTCTGTACCCATTTACCCAAGTAACCTCCCCAATCGGTCTTGAGGTCAGTTATTTCCTTGTCTATTTTTTCTGTGGCCATATCTTAATTAATTTTTCCAAGTTACATCATTAATCCAAGGCTTCTCATTTACCCACCATCCACTGCCAAAGCAGCTTCTGATAGCTTGCCAAATAAGATCACTTCCCTTATACACTGCTGAAATCACATTACTTCCTAACCTGATAGCAGAGATGTCTTTAGTTCCTAACTTTATCATAGGCTATTCCTCCGTAAGCATATAGTAAGTGTCTGGGTCTTTCGTTTCCAAAGCTTCGTATGCTGTCTCTGTCATACAAACCATTTTAGGCATATTGGTGGTGATTGTATTCACATTACCTTCCAGCGTACCAATACGTTCTACCGCACTGTCTAAGTTCTGCTTATTGGTAGCAGATGCCTTGCCAGCTGCCTCTGCCTTGCTTAACGCATTGCTTGCACCAGTAGAGGCGGTGTTAGCTTTCTCCTTGATTTCGTTGATAGTGGATGATAAGCCTCTGAGTTTGTCACTAACAGCCTTCTGACTCATCACCTTATCCTCAGCTTCTCCTGATTCCTGGACAACACTCTCCTTGTCGAACTTCTTAGCCAATGCATCATTCATGGTCTTCTGGCTTACAACCTTATTGGTGCTCACGCCCAACTCCTGAGCCACTTCCAGCAAGGTTGTGTTTACCCAGCTGCTGCCATTCTCTGAATAGAGTACATTGATGCCCTGAGGAACTACGAGATTATCAAAATTTTTATACGTACCAGCTACGGTCGCAAAATAATACATCTTGGCATCGATAGCCTTAGCTGGCACAGTGTCAAGATTAGCCACGCCCATATACGTAGCACATTTTACGAGCTTAAACTTTTCTATGATATTTGTTATCAACTCGTCCCAATAGCTATCCCTCTTGGCATTTACACACCAAGTTCCTCTGTCTGCATTCCAGTAGTGAGACCAACCGTCTATCACCACATAGTCACCGGCCACACCACCAGTAGGGAAATTTCGGTTCACCTCATAGATGCTGCCATATTCTCCCTTGTAATGAGGATCTTCTTTATTAATATCGATAGCCATAAAATATTATATTTGAGATAATTGGTTATACTTTTCTGCCAAATCGCTTTCCTTCTTACTTACCAGGAAGATGCTGATGGCACGATAGATAAGATATTTCTTGCATTCATCTGTAAGGGAAAGGATGATCTTCTGGTCGGTCACTTCGTTTTCATGCCCAGTTTCAGTAGAAAACACATCCTCTAACTTTTGATAAGGGATATACGTGAACAGTTCAACCTCATGATCATATACAGCTCTAACAGTAACAGGTGCATGGTTGGCATCATACCTTCCGGCAGTCCAGTACATCAGCACTCGCTTTCCTGTAATTGGCGATGTGGTAATCATGCCCTTTGGTTTCTGTGGCGTTCCTCTGGTCCACCGGGAGGCTTGCATCTGAGCCTCCTTGCTGCCTGGTTCCATCAGCATCGTCAGCGTGCTTTGCCAACTTTTTAGTTTCAGTTCTACCAGTCTCAGCCAATCGTCAGGAATTGTCAGGCACCCATGACCATCTGTAAACTGTGTTTGGATGGCATCATAATCTTGATTGCCACTTTCATTCAGCGAAACTTCCACCCTTTTTGGGAGAATCATTTGCGCTGGTGCTTGCAGCAGAATCTGTTGTGCAGCCGTTTCAATGGCTTGCTTCATTTCCGTGTCCGAATCATCCGTAATGATGTCATTCACCTCATCATGGATCACTTCGTCCATAGCTATGCGCATTTCCTTCACAAGGTCACTCATAAGAACTTCCATAAGCAAGAAACCTATTAACTAAAAATTATAAACTAAAACTCAATCACCACACCCAGCTCTTTAGCCTTCTCCTTCACACTCTCAGGTGATTTCAGTTTCCTTGCATCCACCTTATAGGTCTTCTGGAGATAGTTCTTGGCCTTGGTGATGTTCTCGAAATGAAGGGCATTCTCGTCCTTCACCTGCTCTTCTTTTTGTTGCTGAATCTCTTCCGGCTGGCTCTCATCAATGATACGGCCTGACTTCGTAAGAGGATGTTTCCTGATGCATTCTGCCACCTGCTTGTTATCCGTAATGTACGAATAGGCATCGTTGCCACACCGCTCAAACTCAATGTTCTTGATCAGTCCGCTCGGCAGAGTCACCACAAAAATGAGCATGCTCTTAGCTACAAATCTATACATATCTATATGTGTTTATGGTGAAGGGATAGCGAGGCTGCATTAGCCTCAACTATCCCCAAGATTGATATATGTAGAAAACTATCAGTTTCCTAAACGATGATTACGCTGCCTCCCGAATCTGCTCATCTGTCACGCCATCACCAGTGAAGACTGGTCGTGCTACACGCGCATGAGCATCAGGGAAGGTCAGTACCCAGCAGCTATACTCCTCCATAACAACACCTGCTGTGTTACGAATCAAGAGATCCTTAGCGTTAAACTCATTTCTGGTCCATGTGCCGAATACATACTTATCCAGATAACGAGAATCCAGGCAGAAAGCTCTACCATCCATACCCCAGGAGTTAAAAGCATCGTGACGATAAATCAGAATCTTAGTACCCATACTCTCGAACTTCTCAAAGTCAAGTTTCCAACCCTGATAATCCTTTTCTGTCTGGGTAATGATACGTTTATTAGAACGAAGGTTAGCAAATGCCTGATAAATCAAGTTGTCAACAAAGAGGAGTTTGGTACGGCTGGAGTTACCTGCACCCTTCAACATAGCAGCAATAAACTGAGTCAATTCTTTCTCGCTGATTACATACTCGTATACCTGCTTCACAACCTCAGATGCACCATCAGAGTTTGTAACCTTTACCTTCGTTGTTACAGGAACAAGATCGCCTTTATCGTTCCTTTGCATTTTTGGCTCCCAGTGACCTATCTGCAAATCCTTTCCAGCTTCCCAGAAGATGCCGCCCATAGTGTATACCATACCGACATCCTTTCCACCATTCGACTGAGAACGATAGCCAAAGAGACCACTCAACTCCTGGCCCTGACGCATATCATCCATCGCCATTTTCTCCTGTCTGGTGAAGTCCCACTGAACCTGGGTCTTCATCATACGGTCAATAAGAGATTCCTCTACCTGCATGATGAATCGCTGGCAATACTGGAAGCTCTTGTCAGGCATAGAATAGTAACTACCTGTTTCAACTTCCTTTTCTCCAGCGGCTCTACCAAGTCGCATCACTACTGTTCCTGCAGCAATATCCTCCGGTATGTCTCTGTTACCACGTGATGCATTCTTTTTGCCATTCAGTGCATAACAGGTTGGATTACCATCGTTGTCAACAGACGTAACTCGCAACTGCAGAGGAATCATCTTGCTTCTGTCGGTACCATTATCATCATAACCCAGCATGCCGTTAACCATGATAATATCACCAATACCAAACACAGTAGGATTTTCTACCTTAAATGTCACAGATCCTCCACTTGTTGTTTTAGTAACTTTCTCTGTAAGTTTGGTTTTGATTGGGCGTTGACCGATGGAATAGTAATAAATGATGTTACTATCGATTGGGGTCATGCGTTTAGATGCGCGCAAAATCTGGTCAATAGGACAACTCTCCAACTTCATTTCTACCACTGTAGGATTAACATGTGCTACATAGTAGTCCCAGTTATCCATTTTTTCCTGCTGTTCCTTACTAGCAGCCGCCCATTTAGGGCCAGTACCACCAACACCAGGACCATCTGTAGGACCTGTCGGGCCACCACCACCTTCACCAGTGGGAACTGCAGGAGGATTTTCTGCCATTGCATAAGAACTTCCACCACTAAGAATCATGACGAGCATCGCCATCATGAAACCAAACCATTTCTTAAACTGTTTCATAATCTATACATTTAAAATTATTAATTATAAATTTCTAATTCTACATTCCAATCATCTTGCTGTACACCTGTTCTGTACGGCTCTTTTCCTTTGGAAGTGAAGGAGCACCACCGCCTCCATCGATGTTGATGTTCTTCTTGCCGCCCTGCTTGCCATCATGCAGTTGTTTCTGCTGATCAATCTTCTCGTTTTTGCCACGCTTGTAGCCTCGCTCCTCGGCATCAGCCACAGCCTTGTCGAAGTCCTTGATTTGAAAGAGGCGCAAGAAGTCTTCCTTCTTCAAGCCATACCGAGCTGCACGCCATATGAAACCATCATCATCGTGATCCTCGCCATCATCGCTACGCTTGTAAAGCCATTCTATCAAATCGGTAATCGCCTCAGGCTTCAATTTCGCTTCTTTAATAGCAGCGTCAAGTTCGGCATCTTCCTGCTCCATATTGGCAGCAAGTTGCTCATTGTCCTTTGCTAGTTTCTCGCTGGCTTCAAGTTTTTCTTTTTCACTAGCCTTCAAACGAGCCTTAGCCTTCTCGTCACCATTGATGGCATCAATATAGTCCTGCCCCATTTCATCAATCATGAAATCGATAAAATTGAAGTCGCTGCCATCGGCATTTTTCTTGGTCACAAGACCTGTCACCAGACTTGGAGCATGAGGGTTGTCCTGCAACATTTTGTTGAAGTCATCCATTTTCTGCTTATTCTGGTCATACTGGTCGTAATCGGTCGAAAGTTGACCATAAACAGCCTCATCATCGTCCATATTCAAGTCCGGATAACGCTGAGCAAGACGCTCTCTGAAAGAATCTCGCTTTGACTTAACTTTCTGATTATCAATAGTTTCTTTTGCCATAAATATTCATTTTTAATATTTGTGTGCTAAATTAAGGAAAATTTCGCATTACTTTGTGATAAGTTCTGCATCTTGATGAATTAATTTTGCTGATATGAAACATCTAAATTCCATATCCGAAATTTACCTTAAAAGAGACCAAGAAATGTATCTGCTCTTTCGTAAGGCCAAGAGGATGGTAGAATATCCTACCACCATGGCTAAGATATGCGATTACATCGCAAAGATGCCTGCATCTTGCTATTATCTTGCCGATAGCACAGCCTATCGGTATGTATGTAAACGCATCAAGGGGGATAAACCTAAATTCGGCAAATACCAAGCCATGAAAGAAAAACTCTTTGAAGATTTCTATCAGGATTTCTTGCGTCTCCGGCAAATGGATCAATACAAGGAATACAATACCAAAAATCTTGTGTATGAATGCCTGAATCTTCCTGCGCCCAATTTGGGTATGGCTCCACGCTACATACAGATGAAAATAAACAATTATTTCCGCAATAAGAAAACATCATTCATAACTCGATAAATCACTTCCATTATGCGTACATTATATATTACACTTCTCATCATCCTCCTGATGGCTTTCATCATTCCGCTTCATGCCTCGCTGGCTGTGTCTCCATCATCGCCATTATACACCCATTTCGCCTATATGTTCGGTCATGCCAACTTTATACACTGGGGTATCAACGGCTGGTGCATATTGATGGTTCATCAGCAGTTCCGCTTCCATCGCCTACTGGCTGCCTGGCTCTGCTCCGTGTTGTTGTCGTTTATATACTATCCGGCATTACCTGTATTGGGTGCATCCGTATTGATTTCTTTCTTCATGGGATTCTCTGCGCAATGGTATTATCGGTATCACCGCATCTACTTCTGGCAGATGATGCTCGGTATGGCTATAGGTTTCCTTCTTCCTTACATAGCTGGTATCTTCCACATAGTCCTATTCTGTTTAGGTTTCATTTATGCTAAGGCAGAGAGATTTGTCCGACATGCCAACACACTTAACATTTGACATTCCACACTTAACATTATTATATATAACGAATGCCAGTAGCAAAATCCTCCTTAAAGGTTCGACCTCAGCAGCAGATTTCTGATAAGAAGCTCAAAGAGATTCTTGAAGAAGATAAGAGAAGACTCAAAAGTCTCCTCGCTAGTTATCGTCCCATTACTGGAGAGAATGCCCCTGGACTTCGATTCGAATGCATCATCACAGATTTCTTGAATGGAAAGAAACTCTGGCTCCCGGTAGAAATGTTGAAGGAAAAGAAGTTTTGCGCCATCATCAAGTGCGGTTCTATCTCTGCCTTCTGCGAGAAGTACATGCCCGACCTCGACCAAGAGAAGGCACGCGATGCTGTCTTCCGTTATCTCATCCGTCTCCGCTGTAAGCATGATTTCTATTTCTTCGCCTACGCTTACGCCCGAATCAAGAATAAGGATGGTGGTGAGGATATACCTTTTCTTCTTCGCAATGCCCAGATCAAACTAGCCAAGGTCTTCGAGCAGTTGCGCCTTCACAGTCAGTACCGCTACATCCGTGTCATTCTCTTGAAGTGTCGCCAATGGGGTGGTTCTACCCTCACCGACATCTATATGGCATGGCTGCAGATCTTCTGGAAGACCAACTGGAACAGCAACATCGTGGGTCACCAGTCTTCTTCTGCTACCCAGGTGTTCGATATGTACGAGAAGCTTATCAACGCTATCCCTACATGGCTCTTCTACGACATCGGTCAACCATTCAAGCCTGATACTCGCAAGTTGAAGACTTCTGGCACAATTCAGAACATCAAGTACCTCATCCCTCGTTCCTGCAAGATTCAGACAGGTTCGGCTCGTAACCCAGAGTCCTGTCGTTCCGGTGATGCAGCCCTCGCACATATCACCGAGGAAGCCTTCTTCCCGAATACTACAGAGTGGACCCCGGCAAAGGTGATCAAGGCTGCGTCATCATCTATTCAGCCAGATCCTTTAACATTCATCGTCAGAGAGTCAACGCCTAACGGACGAGAAAACGAGTTCCACGATGCCTGGGTAGCCGCAAACTCAGTAGACAAAGACGGAAAACCTCTGTCAGCATTTACTCCTGTCTTCGTGGCATGGTTCGAAATTGAAAAATATATATTGCCATTTGCTTCCGAGGATGAACGTGCCGATTTCGCCATCTGGCTGTGGAAAAATCGCAATGACGAGCAAGGTCATGGTAAGTACTATTGGTGGCTCTACGAATGTAAAGGCGCATCTTTAGAGGGCATCCATTGGTATATTGAGAAGTCCAAGGAGTATGAGACTCTTGACGATATGCGTCAGGAGTTCCCTTCTGATGATGTAGAGGCCTTCCTATTCTCAGGTACTACAGTCTTCGACCCATACAAGTTGAAGGAAATGGAAGAGGACTGCAAGGGTATCGAGCCTATCATGGTGGGTGACATTGAAGGTGACTCTTATGATGCTGCCGATGATGCTTGCATGAACAATATCCGCTTCATCGAGCGTTCAGGCGGACCATTGAAGGTGTGGGCTGGACCAGACAACTCTGAGATTGTCAGACATCGGTATATCGTAGCCTGCGATATTGGTGGTTCTCATAAAACCTCCGACTTCTCAGATATTGTAGTCCTCGACCGCTATGATGAAATCTATGGTGGTGTACCGGAAATCGTAGCTGAATGGCATGGCCACTGCGATGCCGATCAGTTAGCTATGCGCTGTGCCCAGATAGCCCATTTCTATAATGATGCTTATCTGGTCATCGAGAACAATACCGCCTACTCGCGCATGAACAATACTGAGGGTAATCAGTCAGAGTTGTTCTTCCCTATCCTCCTCCCACTCTACGACAACCTGTATAGTGCCTCCCAGTCCAAACTGAAAAAGGTGAAGAATATCGAAATGAAATGGGGATTCAACACCAACAAGAATACAAAGGTGGCAGTAGTGAAGACCATGGCCCGCATCATCCGTGATTCTGGCTATATGGAGCGAGAACTTGCGGCAATAGACGAATGTACCTACTTCCTCTATTACAAGCAGAACGATTGCTATGGAGCCATAGCCGGAAAGCATGATGACCGTGTCATGGCGCGAGCCATTGCCCTCTACGTAGAAAAGGATATGCCAGCACCGGAAATCGTTCCATTCCGTTCAAAGGCAGAGATAGAACGTGAACGCCTCCGCAACCGCCCACCAGTAGTAGCTGATTTGGCCGGAATAGGTGGTGGCAGCTAACCTCTATCTATCCAGCAGCATGATACGTCCCCTGTATAGTCACCGTTTCAGGCGATTCTATCGCCTGTCCATATAAGTTAATAATTAAAAGTAAAAAGAAAAATGAAACAAAGTTATTCAAACCTGCTGCGTAAGATGCTCATAGCCATCTACCAGCCTATCGTCACTCGTATCGAACTCTTCCGTGCCACACGCATGTGGCAAAAAGGAGTCAAGGCAACCATTGCCAAGTATAAAGAATGTGGTGCGCCTCGCTTCTACATGCTCTACGACCAGTCGCATAAAGATTTTGCGATCATGACCTACGATCCTAACAGAAAGAATATGCTCGCATATCGAAGATTAGTCCAGATGGGCAAGTGGAAGGCAACACGCTACTTCAAGAACGTAGAAGACATCAAGGCTGCCTCCTACTACTACACTCCTTCCAAGTGGGGAGCCATCGGCTGCGATGCCGACAACAAGGTAAGAGCCAAGAAGTTGAAACAATGGCAAGAATACTACATGTACCGAGTTTCTACCCCGATGTTTAAGTTACGCATATACAAGAAGATACATGGTATTGACTAAACAAAAAGAAGAGGAGACCATCACGGCTTCCTCTTCACAATCAAATTACCTTAAAAACTAAACACCTATAAAATAATCTAATCTAAGAACTGAACAACATTTCGTTCAATATTATGAATTATCTAAGAACTTCTTTTCTACATAGCTGCCGAAGGAAGAGCTGCCAAATCATTTGCTCCATCGTTTACATCTTTCAGATGTGCTGCAGGCGTACCAGTCTGCTGTTGTTCAACGCCTGCTGTAGGCATTTCGCCATTCGCTTGCTGCTGCGCTTGCATGGCTTGTAGCTTCTCCAACTGTTCCTTGAAGTACTTCTTCATTCTGCTCGTACCAGGGAATTGCCCTACCGTAAGCATCGTATATGGGTCCATCTTACCGCTGGTCATGAAGTTCCAAGCCATATCGTTGTTGGCAGCTCTGATAAGTGGACTGTATGCATCCAAGTCGATAGAAACATCTAAATCCATATCCCTCATGGTCTCTGAATTGAAGTGAATTTCAAATTCATCACCTGTCAGTTTCACGCTGTCAGCATCGGTACAAAATTCCTGTATCAGGTAAAGTTTCTTCTTGGCCACACGTACCTTAAAGTTGTTGAAACTCTCAACAAAGTCCTGTATGGTGGTAGATGATGATTCTCTTTCCAACTGATATTGCTTACCGCTGGTATTCCGGTGCTGTCCTTGAAGAGCACCCTGCACACCACTTACCTCGCTTGCCATCGTCTTGGCAAAGGTCACCATGAAGTCAACACCTGCCGGAATACTCTTGTTGACCAGTGTCTGAGGTGGTTTACCTCCATTCTTCGAGTTCCACAAGATAAAACCATCTGTCTTGGTATAGTTCACCTGCATTTCATCGATGCTCTGTTTCTCGCTCAGAGCATTTTCGTCCACAAGCATCGTACCCTTGGCACCATTGGCCACGATAAAATTAATCATCATCATATAATGGTTCAAGGTGCGCTGGTTGTTCTCGGCACGCATAGAGAAACTTCTTATCTCACCATTCAGGCAAGGATAAGCCACGAAGGTATATGGCATGATGGAAGTTCTGAAACCGTCTCTCAGCACATAGTAGGGCGATTCCCTGGCATCCAGCAGATAGCCATTCGGGGTAAGGTATCTTCTGAACCAGTAGGTTTCAGCCTCATCCTTAATTTCGATGGTCTTAAGTTCAGAAGGGTCTACATAGTAGATAGGCTCACCATTCTCATCGAGCACAGGTAGGCCATTCTCATCTTTCATGATGTTGGATTCCTCTATCTTGCGCTTCTTTTCCTCATAGAAGGCTCGCTGGTCAGGAGAAGCATAGCCGCAATCTCCACTCTCCCAGTCATGCACCCAGATGGCTGGTCTGGTTTCTTTTGTCCAGATTTCCAATACCCGGTACTTGCCTACTACTGAAGAATGGGTGAAATCATCTATTCCGGCATACTGGGCTTCACCAGTCGGGTGATAAGTCTGTTCGGGCGCAAAATGGTGCTGCGTCTGTAGATAGATCTCACTGAGTTTATTAGTCTCTTCCTTGCTTCCATTTGTAAAGGTAGCAATAATCTCTCGCCAAGTCAAATCATGAGCCTCAGCAATAAATTCCACATCGCTCAGGTCATACTTAAAGAAAGGTGGTAACGCTAACTTAAAGATGTCTACAGAATAGTCAAAGATGCCATTCTTGCCATCCCTTCTGCCATAATAGGTTTTCATGCCCACAAAGGCGAAGACACAGAAGGAATAGAACATTCTCGCATCTAACTCTTGCCTGTCGTTCAAGTTGTCGTTCTGACGAAGATATTCATTGAAGAAACTGATATAGTCTTCCTCGTTTGGATCCACGGCACTACATGTAGCTGTACTGCGCTGCTGGCGCACAAGACCTACGAGCGAAAGAAGTTTGTCTCCGATTACATCGTATTCCAGTATTGGCATACCTTTCATTTCCATGTACTGCCGGATGGTAATTTTTCTTCCGTTCCATTCTATCAGCTCTTCCAACTGTCTTCCCATCACAAAGTCTTGCGCTCGCTTCCACTTCTTTCTCAGTTCTGCACCATCATAGAAGTATTGGCAAGCCCATTGCAGCAACAGAAGATTGCTTTCGCTCTGCGTAAACCGCTCCCGACTCACTCCTTCAAGTGAGTCGGGTCCCGGCTCTGCATAGTTCGATATGTCATTTATTACATGATTGTCAACCATAATTCTTAATTTTTCGCCAAAAATACCGCATTTTTCTCGCTTATTAGTGATAAGTTGCGCAACTTAACATTACTTTCTCATATTTTACCCTTATTTTTGTTCCGCATTTCAATTTAAAACGTTTTAAATCATGGGTAAATCAATCAATGTACATGAAGCTTGCGTCATTACTAAAGATGATAAAGGCAACTTATCTCTGGTAGGAAAGGCAAAAGAAGCCCTTACCACCTTGAAGAAAAATAAGGTTTCCGTCTGCATTCTTCTCTGCGACAACAAGAAGGAGGATGTGGAGAAGTTCCTTAACGACAATAACGTGCCTTTCGCCTCTCTCAGTACCAAGGAGGAGACCGATAAGGATGGCAACACCAAGCATATTGACCCACCAAAGGCAGATGTCACCATCATGCCAAGTTCCAAGGTCATCACTCTTCGAGACGATTGGCAGTGGTGTTTGGATGATATTGCCAGACGCCTTTGGGGAAAGGAAAAGAAGGAGAATCCGAAGAGTGAGCAGCAGCGCATGGATGACAGCATGGCTGATTACATACGCTGGGCAACACCAAAAAATGAACCAGATAAAGCATCTGGTACTTCTCTCGGATAACATCGCTCCAACACCTTCAATTTTCAAAATACGATTTTGATCTTTTTTTAAAAAATAAAATTTATTTGGAATTTAGAATTTTACGACTATCAAAAAGGGACTCGCTGTGAAGCAAGTCCCTTTTTCTGTTTGTAGAAATATAGAACATTTCCTAGAGTGAAGTAGCCCGAAGGCTACTCCATTCCGTTCAACGTTTTAAGCAGCTCCTTTCTGGTATTCCGAATCTCTACCAGTTTGGCAGCATCGTTTGTACCATCCATTTGCTTCTTAGCCTTATTCATCTTCCTTCTTGCAGCAGAGATAGCCTTTCTAACCGCAAACAGTCGCTTGTTGGTCTTGCTGTTCTTGAAGGCATTTGCCTTCGCCTTATCAACATCCTTCAAACGCTGATACTCCTGATAAGTCTCCATGGTTCCGTTCCAGACGTTCTGTATTCTCCAGTCCTCCGTCACGTCCTCTGCCTTAGCCTTCATCAGGTACTTGCTTTCAGCCTTCTCCATTTCCTTCAAGTCTTCATCACCATTCAGATAGCCCTGCACCATATCCAGAGCCTCCTTCTGGGTGAAAGCCTTGTAATCACTCTGCGAGAGGAATTTCTTCATCTTCTGGCGCATCTTCTTCTTTTCCGTGATACTCTTGGCAGCATCAAAGCGTTTACTGGCCTCCTGCAGCGAAGTCACGCCATCTTGCATTTCCGCACTCTCCAGTGCCTTCACGCTGCCGATGGCAGCCTTAATCTGAGCCTCAGCATCAATACCGTTGCGTTGGCAGCTCTGATAAGTCATCACCACGCCCTCCATATCACCACTAAGGATAAAGTCCTTGAAGTAGCTCTGAGCCTTCCATGGAGAGAAGCCCTTCGATGATGGGAAGAAGAAATCCACAGCCTTGAACTCCTTATTCTCCTGACTAGGAATCAGGAAAGGCGCCCAGTACAAAGCATCCTTGTAAAGAAGTCCGATGGCCTTGCCATACTTGCGCTGAATCTCTTGATCCGCATGGCTGGCTTGGAAATCGCTCAGATAGTTTATATCATCCAAGGTCATTCTCACCATAGGGTTAGCCTTACCTATCATTCGCTGTACCATAGGTCCAGGGAACTCCAGTTCACCCTTATGGTTGAAGAGGTATTCAGGAACCTCACGGAACTGCTTACCATGTCTGATATACATTTCTGTACCATCTTCATATCTGCCTAAGAAGATCTTGCTCTGCTGGCCAAGGCTGTTGCCTCTCATTAGATAGTCATACCACTTCATACCATCAGGATAAGCAAGTTCATACATGCTCTTATAGCTTGGGTTGGTCTTTCTGATCTCCTCAGCCTTTTTGCGCTCCTTCTCCTCGTCCAAGGCACGGAAAGCAGCATTAACGCCATTCGCAAAAGCCTCATAGAACACCATGAATCCGATACCATAACAGAGTAAAGCAGATTTTTGTCTAGAGAATCGCCCCCAATCTTCAGGAGTCAACTCACCTTTTCCTATAGCTGCTGCCCACAAATGCTTGTAATACTCCTTAAAGTTTTCAAAGGTCGCTTCGTTCCAAACTGATCCAAAACCTGTAATAGCCAGGAAATGGCTAGTTGTTGATTTGTTCCAATCTGGAGAGAGTAGGCATCTTCCTGCAATTCTTATTGTTCGCTGACTTGCTCCAACGATGTCCCAGTGCTGACCGCCAAACATATCGTTCACAAACTGTCCGTCCTCGTCCAGGGCTTTGCTTAGTTGCTCGTCCGTCCAGCCATATTTCTTAGCACGCTCCTTGGTTCTATCAGCTCTCATGCGGTAAGTAGCAAGTTTCAGTCCATCATGAAGGAAATCCCACAAAGCCACATCCATACCTTTGTTCAACATAGATACCATCTGAGTAGCAATCTCAAAAGGAATAGTGGCTGCTCCAGCTGCAGTTCCTATATTTCCTCTTTCTTCCAACTTTTTTTGTAGCTTTTGTGCAAAATCACGTAAGTTATCAAACATGTTCTGCACATCTGCTGCAGCATAGTCGTTGGTCGCTCCAAACTTCACCAAGTGGGTAGCAGCCTCCTGGAAGTCCTCAGGATTGGCAAAGCAAGGCAACTGATGATTCTTCATCGTATCTACAAAGATATACTTCATAAAGTTGGCCATAGCCTTCTTAGGTCCAAACTCCACCATGTTCTGTACCATATAAACCTCCGTCAATGCTCCGGCATGGAAACCGCTAAAGCCCAACTCCAGTTTCTTAGCACTCGAAGCAAGCGTATCAAACGCCTTCCAGAAAGGCGAAGACTGATAGGTCTCGAATACGACCCCGAATCTGTCCCCGGCACTCGCCTCGCTATAAAGCGCCCTCTCCTTGCCAGTGATAGGATTCTTCACCTTCATCTGCTTAGGCGATACATTATATACCCATACAGGGCCTACGCCCGGAATCTCAAAGTACTTATATTGCTCCAGGTTAAAAGGAGGCGTAGAAGAAAGCAGTGGGTCAGAAGAAATGATTTCTCCGTCCTCATTCCGCTCTATCACGTTCAATCCGCTCAACTCCTGCAGCATGGTTTTGTTAACCCAAGCCTCGATATTGCTTCTGCTGTAGTAAGCCATCATCTTCGTGATGTCGGTAGTCTTAGGCACAAGTCCTACGCTGATACCCTCCATCAGGGTACTGATGGTTCTCGGCTTCTCGTTAGGGCTTTTTGTGCGCTGTCTGTTCTCCACATACATCGCATAAGCCTGCTTGTCACTCTTCTCCTTATCCCAGATATGGTTTACATAGTCGGCATTATATCCGGTGTCCTCTCTTAAGGTGTGATTATCCTTCAACCAGTCGTAGGTATAGTTATACCAGTATCTGATAGAATCAATGGAAGCCTTCATTTCAGGCGAGAGATTCTTGTAATCGATACCCTTAGGCACAATCTGCTGCTTCACCAGTGGCAATACATGCTCGCTTAGAATGTCCGTTCCATCAATAGGCACAAAACCTTCCTCGCCCTGATGGTTAGCGTTGATCACCTGCGCCATCTTGCTAGCCACCTCGCTCACAGCCTGCGGATCATCATATACCTCCACCTCCTTGCCATCTTTCAGCTCGGTATGCTTCTTGCCAGTCTCAGCAATCAGATCTGCCACGTATGGCTGGATAGCCTCAACATCAGCCGGCTGGATATGGATATGCCCCTTATCAAAAGCGCCAGTGGCATTCAGATCGTGCGCCAGGTCACGCAAACGTCTTGGAGCCTCTATTATATAAGGTATAGCCTCAGCCAGCTTCTCTGCCCGGTTCGGCTTGCCTTGGTAGTCAGAGAGCAACTTATCAAAGGCACCGCTATCAGCCATTTTCTCTATTCTGTTCTTCACATCATTGATATAGATAGCATCGTCTGCACTGGCCTCCTCCATATTCTTTCTACGATGGATAACCGCATGCTTCACGGTCTTTGCTGCACCTTCCTTGCTCACGTCCGTACTGGTCACCTCGGCCAAGTCCTGCATCACCTGCTGCTCCAGTGCATCAGCCTTCGGATTGGTCTCTGTCGGATAAATCTTACCCTCATACAAGTCCAAATCTGCTTGCTGCTGCTCCAGAAGCTCATGTCTGGCCAACCAGTCCTCATACTTGCGTTTCACCTCCTCCTGCTTCTTCTTTTCGAAGGCAAACATATCAGGCATAGGGTCTTCCTGGTCGGCCATGGCATCGTTCCACTTCTCCCATTCCTTGTAACGAGGGAAAAACTCCTCATCCGTCTCGCCTTCCTTGCGTTCTGGCTTAATCGGCATTTCGTCACCCTGCAGAAGATGGCTGTCACGCCATTCCTTGTTAAGGCGTTCCCATTCCTTCTTGCCCTCGGCATCCTTGTCGAAGTCATAGAACATAGGTGGCTCAGGGTCATTCTCATCCTCGCGTGCATTCTGCCATTTGCGCCATTCCTGTACACGTTTCATGTATTGAATTGTGCTTTCGCCCTTCTTCTGGCGTGGTTTGCCCTTACCTGCACCATCAGATAGCGCATCCTTGATTTCAGCATTGCTAGCCTGCTTCATCATGGCTTCCTGCTTCTCCTTAGGCATATTGTCCCAAACATGGAGAGCCTTGCCAGCCTTCATCAGGTAGTATCTCAAATCCTTGTCATTGAGAAGTCCCGGCACACGAACACCAAGCTTCTTAAGCACCTTGATAAGATAATGCTTAATTTTGGTCCAAAGAGAAAAGTCATCAGCAGTCTTAGGACCCTCCTCAGCCAAATGAGCGATATACTCCTGCGTTCCCACATTCATGCGATCAGGGTTCTTCCAGTCCGGATCATATTTATTGGCAAAGTCAATAATCTTGCCTCGAACATCCTTACCTACGGAACGATAAACGAAGTTGGCGAACTTTCTCACGCTGTCTTCGCCACCCAGCAGCACTTCCATACCCTCATGGCCTATCTTCTCATGCAGCACAGTTCTCTGCGCCTCATTCGCATCAGCACAGTTAGGCAGGTAAACATGCACCGTGTGTGTAGTAGGGTCATACCATCCCTTGGCACCCAGCTCTATAGCAACACGATATTCTTCCGGCACATCTGCGTTGGAAGTATAGGTCACAGCCTCAGCACCACCCAATACATTTGCCACATTTTTCACCTTGTCTGCAGAATTTTTCATCTCCTGCGACTCAAAGGTACGTATGGATGGCATCGACAATCGCAAAGGATTCTTGTGGTTTGGTATGTAGGTATGCTGTATTATGGTATCGAAGAAATGCAAGTCTCCATTTTCGTCCTTGATAACATTCCTTGGCTCAGCATCCCACAAGTCAAACTCACCATTCGTCCAGCCCAAATCCACTTCATCGGCACTAATCTGAATCATATCCAGCTTAAAACCGTGGTCTGTCAGATACTGAGTGATTTCTTCTCTAGTAGGTTGAGTTCCCTTCAAATAAGGCTGTTCCATCACTATACAGAAATCGCCTTTTTCATCATAGGCAAAACCAATTGGAGTATATTTGTCCTTTGGCTGGAACTGGTTATGAGCATTTACCCGGTCGATGAACTCATTGATGCGGAACAAACTATCCGTCAAGCTAAAGTCATTAAACTTAACAACTTTCTTGTCATCATACTTTGCCTGATACACATAATTCTCTTGACCGTGGCCTATATATCCCCCCTGGATCTCTTTGAGGTCTTTTTCTGTAAGGAGCGAAGATAACTCCTCCGCTCTTTTTCTGACATATCCAAGAGCGGATCTACGATTCCAAGTTGGGCGTTGTTCCTTCGCTGTTGCTCCAAGACTTCTTTGTAAGTCAGAGGCTGCTGCGCCCAACGTTTCATTAACTCTTCTTTGCGCCTGTTCTCGGCTTCCAATTCTTCTGGTGATAACATTTTTATTTGGATTTTTGTTTATACTATCACCATTTCCATCAGCAACATCCGTGCCATTGTCGCCAAGAGAGAACTTCAAGATGCTTCGATACCCTTTTTCTCTATGATTCTTACCATACACCTTGGAATAATGCACACCATCATTCTCCCCTCCTACGATTCTGCCTCTGTTATCGGTCTCCACAAACGGCACACCTCGCTTCTCTAACTCTTTTCTCAGACTTGGAGTAACCACATTCGAAGGCATAGTGATATTCTTGCCCTTGAACATATCATTGACGATAACATCAGCCACCTCGCTGTCAGGCACAATACGCACAGGCTTATCCCAACGAGAAAGCACCACCTTGCGCTTGCCTGTCAGCTGTCCTTGGATGATACCAGCCTTCCATTCTACTTCGCCCACGGCATCCTTGGCTTTATCAGCCTTGTAGCCACTGGTCAGCTCGCTCTTTGGCACCTCAACCTCTACCGTCACGATATTAGGGCGATTCTGAGCCTCGCTAAACTGGTCATTCAGTGGAGTGCGAGAAGTATGAAGGTAAGGATTGTAAGCAGCCTTAAGCGACTTTCCATTACCCTTGTTGAGGGTAAACATACCCTTATCATCAGCAAGCTCTGGTCGCTCGTCTGCCTGTTCCCACTTACCGAGTTCGATAGGTTGCACAAACTTGCCCTTCACCTTTGCAGCCATCGGTGGATAGAGTTTTCCATCCTCGCCTACCTGCATGGCACGATAAACCTTCACCGTGTCTTCCTTATCCAGCTTCTTGATGGTCTCAGGGTCTTTCACAATGCTATAGCTAGCATCATTCCCATTCATCACGATCTGCTCGTCTCGGTTCACGTCCTCAGTCTCCTCAGCCAATGAGTTTCTGCGCTCCTCATCAGTCATACCCAAACGCTTCTCCACATTTCTCGATTCTACCTCACCTGCCAACTTTAGGTATTCTTTGTAAGAATCAAAGTCAGAGCGTGTACTTTCATTCAGGCGAAAACGTTTGATGGCATCATCCATACTTCTATCAGCATAGCCACGTGCAAAGTAATTGAACCCCTTGATACGTGTTTCTTTATCAGGAAGTTCATCAGACATATCCAAATCCTTATATTCCTCAACAAGGGCTTTTTCTACCTCCGATTGATTATACTCACCTCCCAATTCCTTGGCCTTTTCTTCCAATTCATGAGCATAAGCACGTGCCTTCCACTCGTCTTGCGCTTCCTTAAATTCTTTTTCCATTTGTTCAGGTGATCCACCTTTTCCAAAGCCCTCTATATACTGGATAGCATGCTGAATCTCGTGATTCAAAATACTATTCATATATTTCAGCTCATCAGCATGAATGGTAATGGTGTTGGTCTTGGCATTATAATTACCATTTGAAGGCATATCGTTCATAATGGCATCCGTTTCAATACGCACATCCTTCAACTGAGGATAAGCCTCAAAGAGTCCAGGCGCATCAATGACATTAGTAAGTTTACCATCATTCCAAAGCATATCGTCATCAAAACGCTTAACAATATTACCACCGCCAATATCCTTCATATCCTTAATCTTAGCATCCGGCATTTCATATCTCCACTTGCCATCTACACCTTTCTCCCAACCTGTAGCCATCTTGATAATCTTGGCATTCTTTTTTGACACTTCCATTTGCTTAGCCACATCCAGGTTATCCATGCGGATAGTTTGCTCCTCAGCCTTATCAGCCTCAGCAGCTCCCTTCTCTCCAGCAAACATGAATCTCACATCGCTCTTGCGAGAATTGAAACGCTTAGAAGGAGGAATAACGTCACCCTTATCATCATAGGTAACAAGGTCGTTCAACTTTCTGTTGTTCTTGGCATTCTTATATTTATACTCCTTGCCATCATCAAAGCCAAACTCGTTTGCGTCATTACCGTCCCACCACAGTTGATTAGCTGGCACTTCATCTTCAATGATACGATATTTGCCTTCCAGTCGGTTGTTTCCATGAATATCGGCATACTTCTTTGAAGGAGTAACCCAGTCACCATTACGCAACTTACCTTCCTTCACAGAAGTAGGAACGGCACGATAAACCTTTACCTTAACATCTTTCTCACCATTCTTAATGGCATCAATAGCCGTATTGATGGCTTTTACAGATTCCAATCCATGAGGAGTGTTCTGCGAATAACGCTCAGGATGAGAGAAGTAATCATCCGGCTGAGGAGAATAGCCCAAGGCAATATCCTCCAGGTTCACATCCGAGCCACTGGATTCCCAATCGTCACGTCTCGCCTTGTCACTTTCATACCCAGGGTTTCCCGGTGCAGCCCACGCACCTACACCTTGATATGCGCTTTCGGTATCATCATAGCCCTTGCGTCTGGCAGCCTCATCAAGCATTTCCCTGGCAGTAGCATCATCCCCCTTGGCAAGAGCATCCATATACTGCTTGTCAAGTTGATCATCAGAAATCAGAGAAAGTTCCTCCAAGTGCTTTTGTCGCTTGGCTTCCTCTTCTTCTGCTCTCTTTCTTGCAGCTTCCATGGCGTTACGCTGCGCCTCCACCTGCTTCACGCGCTCCTCTATCATGGCATCAACGTCACCAAAGTTCTCCTTCAAGGCTTCATTTACAGGCTTGGTGTACTTAAGAAGTTCCTTTAAAGAGGAAATCTTATCTTCATTTGCCTGCAACAGATGGCGTTTGATATTGGCTCTGGCACGTGCAGCCTCAGCAGTAGAACCCTTCTTAATAGCATTGGCATACATCGCCACATCAGCCTCATCAACCCCAAACTGCTGAGATACAGCCTTTATTTTATCCTCCACAGATAAATTTCCACCATTTCCCTTGGCAGTTTCGATATTATTTCTTATCTTTGCATCGCTATGAGGATTCAGGACGCTATCCTTTCCGCTTGGGTTATTTGCGGATGGAGTTAATGCCGAACCTTGATTCTCGCCCAAGGAATTAGAATCGCCTCTGAAACGATTCCATAGCACTTTTGATTCCGTCAATTCTTTCACAACTTTCGAAGGATCTATTTGATGTGCGCTAATCGCCACTTCCTCTTCACCCTGCTTTACTGTTATGGATTCATAGTTCAGAATCTTGTTTCCATCAGCCTTTTTAAAGGATTTGATGAACAGATATTTAGTCTGTCGTTCCGCACCTTCTTTTGGTGCAGACTTCTCCAAGATAACGTCAGGACGCTCCAAGGTAGGCTTCAACAGACCAAATCTTTTGATTCGGTCGTTTCTTCCTGCCTTCTTATATTGGTTTTCACCAAGTTTGATACTTCCAATAGGAGTAGTAACACGGCTATTCTTGCCAAATTCTTTCAGCCAGTTCTCTTCCGTATGCTCTAGAATCCGTTCTTGCTCAGCATTATCTGCCATCTGTTTACGCAAGGAAACGGCTTCATCCTTAGTCATACGAGATTTCACGTTACGTGGATCCACCCCATTCGCCAAGTCTCTCAACACAAGATTGCGAATATCCTCCAAGGTCATTTTCTTAATGTCCTCAGGCTTCCACTTCGTAAATGTATCAAGAGTCCAGTACCAGAACTTCTTCAGCCACTCCTTCAACTTATTGATAACACTCAGTTCCTTGGCTGTATCAAGCGGATTCTCCTTGATAGCATCCTTAGCCATCTGTTCCAGGATGGCAGCTCCGTCCTCACCTGTCAAACGAGCAAAAGCCTCATCGCAAATCTGCTCATCTGTCAGATGATTATAGTTAGGATCCTGCTTCAAATCGGCAAATAGCTGGGTCTGCATGATGAGTTTATCACCATGCTCTATAAGTTCCGGATTCATGTTCTTGGCAGCAGTACGCCAAAGATGCTGGTACTCATGGATAGGAGTATTAGGATTCAGATGCTCCTGGTTCAGCACAATCTCATTGCCGTCAGTGTAGCCATAAACCACACCCTTACCCTTCAAATACTGCACTCCTGGATCATTCAAAAGCATTTCTACTGCCAGGTTATCCTGTGCATCAGCCACCTTCTCCATATCCTCATTGCTAACCACCTTCACCGGAATGCCAGCCTTCTTAAGCATAGTAGATACGGCATCATAAGCCACTTTCTGCGACTCCGTCATTTCAGATGGCTTCACCTCCTTCACATCGCGGTGGAAAGGAAGGTCATCCATATTCATCGGTGCATCAAAAGGAAGAGCTTCATTTGCTTGCTTAGCCTTTTTCGCCTCCTCATGCTGAATCATGGCATACTCACGGAAAGGCTTAGTCTTGCGATCAGAAGACTCCAGCCACTTATCAAAGGTAACCTTAGGCACAGAAGTAACCTTACCAAGTCCCTTCCAGCCCTTAGAGTAGTTACTGAGATAAGCCTTAGTAGCAGCCGCCTCATCAGGATAGCCATACATCACCTTATGCTCATCAAACTCTCCAGTCTCTGGGTTCACCTGATCAACAACATAAACGTTACCATCAAAAGTATCAAGGTCTGCAGCGTCATTGATGAACATATCAATATGGTCACCATCCACGCCTATCTTGCCCAGAATATAGCCGTAAGTATCGTGCATGGTCACGCTCCAAGGCTTGCCCTGCTCATCCTTACCGCTGCGAGTCACGCCCTTTGGAGTCTCAACAGTAAAGTCATATCCCCCAAAAGTCAAATGCCCCTTCTTATAGTTTCCTGCCTTCTTCTGCGCCTCTGTAGGATTGGTTTCAGTCTCAGAGATTGCAGTTTCCAGTCTGTCCGCAAATGGAGCAGTCTCATCATTGATCTCATAAGAGGTCGCTTCCTCCATCATTTCTTCCTCCTGATGCTCTAAGGTTCGCAACTGCTGCTCTGCCACAGCCACCTTATTATTTAAGGTGTAGTTTTTGAGGTCTGAGTAATTTTCAACACTACCAATAAGATTAAGGAATGCGTCTCTTATGTCCTGATCGGAATATCCCATTTGCTTTAGTTGCTCTGGCATGTTATCATAGAGAATGTGTACAAACTCTGGAACCGTCTTACCTTCACCTTCTTTGGCGAGTATCTGCAATTTATTGAAGTCCTTTCGTCTCAAACCAGTTTCTTGCTTGATTCCGTTAGAAAGAACACCAGCCTTGTCTTTACCCTCATAGTTCAAAGAGAAACGGCCGATATTGCTAGCTACATACTCTTCAATAGTGTTTGGCTCTGTGTCGGTAAAGTCAGTAGCACCTCTCACCTCTTCGTAGATGGCATTGAGAAGGCTGAGATTACCTGTCTTGATGGCATTCTCTACCTTGACGGCACGCTGCTCTGCAGGTGTCATATCCTCCATTGCCTTGGCTCTGGCTTCCATATTTTCCTTACGATAAAGCGTTTTAAGTTTATCGGCCTGTACCTTTAAATCCTTAGCCGATTCGGTCAAGTTCAGCTGGCGTGCCTGCAACTGGGCCTTGGTTGTGTTCAATTCTTTGAGTTGCTCTGGCTCCAGGTCTATCTCTCCATTCACATAGCGACCAAGCACCTCATCAACACCATCAATCTCTCGCTGTACCTCGTCAGACTGGATGCGGTAGATTTTCTTACGCTCCGAGGTAATATAACTGCTAGCCTCATCCATTGTAGGATATTGCTTCTTTAATTCCTCATCACTAAGCACAGCAACCTCGCGTCCCTCGATAGGAGTAACTTCATCTTCATTCACACCGGCATCAGCTATCTTCTTGGAACGATCAGCCTTGATAGCATCAGCCTCCTCAGGAGTCATCACGGCTGAACGGATTTTATTCCAGTTGTTGAAACGAGCTTGTAAGTCAACTATCTGTCCCTGCATCTGCTTATTGGCCAAAGATCTTGTTTCTGCATTTTCAGGGTCAAGGTCGGCATTAACAGATAACCACTCCTCATTATTAGCGATATGCTCTCGTAACTGATTGATACGTTTCTGAAGGGCTTGTTTCTCGGCTACAATATTAGCGAAAAGTGCCTTGCGGTCTTCCCCGGCTGTTTCCTGAAGGTATTCTGCTGCCACCTTAGGGTCGGTCTGAGTATCTGAATAGTCCGGCTTACCAACTGCATAACCAAAGATACCCTTCCTGTAACGCTCTTGCTTATCTGCCTCAGCCTTTTTAATTTGAGCCTGCTCACGTTCATCGTCCTCGGCATCCAAATGCTCATTAATTGTGTTGTCGAGCGCATTCTTGCGCCATGCAGCAAACTCTTCTTTAGACAGGGGAAGATAATCTTTGCCATCAGTAAGTACAATCTTTCCGTCCTCGCTATATCCGGCAAAGGTCATGTTGATATTAGCATCACCCTCCTCCATGGCAACTGTAACCTGGTCATTCGGCTTCAAACCGCTGCCATCAAACTGGCTGATAAACTGCTTATTTCTTGCATCCTTCTGCTGAGCCAAAGAACTCTCAATGTATTCATTAAGAGGAACAGGAGTGCCCACCTCTCTAATCTCGGCATTAGATACCTGCTTAATTGTAGGCTGTCCCTGCTCATCAGGAACGACAACAAAGGCTCCACCATATTCGTTAGCCTTCTTCAGGAATACCTGTTTTCCGCTATCCAGAGTAGCTGGCACGATGTTTCCGTCTTCCGTCTGGTATGGCCAGAGCTGTTCCTTCAAAGCCTCACCATAGCCATCATCGGCATGCTGCAGAGCATCAATAGCGCCCTTCTTGGCATCCATTGCCTCTACATACTTACTGATAGCCTCTTTTTGTGCTGGAGTCAAACTACTTGCACGCTGAGCCACAAACTGCTCCATATCTCTACCTTCATTATAGGCATTGGCTACAATATCAGGCATCTTCTCATTGTCAGCAAAAGCACGCTTCAAACGTCCTGTAGCTAAATCACTATTATAATCGATAGCCTGCAAAGCCTCAGAATCCCCATTCTTATAGGCATTCTGTCCCATAACAAAAGCATCAGAAGTTATAACATCAGCAGATGAGTTATCTGAATTTGCTGTAGAAACGCCTTCACCTTGACCAGATGAAACATCGGTATTACCTTGATAAGGAGAAGGACCTTCTGAAACTGGAGGCTCCTGACCACCAGCAGAACCTTCAACAGGAGCTGTAGGCTTTTCACCCTCAACACCACCCTGCTCAATCCTCTTCTGCTCATTACCATGTGAAGTATTATAGAGATCATCCATCGTCTGCTTCATTTCACGTTTCAGTTCGATGGAGTTGTAAAGCTCCTTAAGATAAGATTCCACCAAAGGTGCATATTTCTTATCTTTCGACTCCAAAGCCTTACGGAGAGTACCACGCGCCACACCATGGGAATCCTCAAAGGTATTCACAAACTCCCTCATCACAGAACTGTTCTCCAAAGCACTGTCATAATAATGACGATAGGCATTAATCTGCTTCTGCTCCTCATCAGTAAGGATAATACCCTTCTGCTGCTTATCCATGATGTCCTTGATGGCACCAGCATTCTGATGAAGATAAACAGCTGCCTTATCCTCATCTGTCAATTTCTCACCCATATTATATTTCTGGGCTGCCTTGTTGTATAAGCCTTCAAGATGCTCCTGCGTAAACTCATTATGGAACTCACCTTCCAGCACAGAAGCCAAACCAAGAGTCTTCTCATACTCCAGTTTCTTATCTGCCTTCTGAGCCTCATCAAGAGAAGAAAACTCCTTTCTGTCAATGATACCGCCATCCTTATTCAAGGTTTCGAGATACACCTTTCCGTCATGATCCATCGGCTGCACGATGATGGAATCTACAACAGGCGAGAAAGAAGAAGGGCGTTTGCCTTCTACAACTGCCATCATCTTAGCCTTCAACACCTCCGGCACGCTCTTGTCGTTCATCAGGTCCATATACTTCTGGGTTAACTGCCCATCAAGTCGCTGAGCATTCTCACCAACCACAGCATACTCCCCGATGCCCATCTTCTCAAAAGCATCACGAAGACCATCATAGCCGAATCTCTTCAACTCGGCAATATCCTGATCAGTGAAGTCAAACTTCTTGTTAAACTCCCTTGCGTCCTTGAATCGAGCATACTTGCCCACCATGCCCGGCAAGCCGATAGCAGTAAGGTTCGCCATGCTCTCCAAGAAGCTCTCGGCAGCATCCTTACCTGTAGGCTTGAAGTTCGGGTCCTGCGCCATGCGCTCCAGCATCTGCTGCCCGGTCATGATACCGGAATCCACAACCTTTCCACCAATATCAGCCAGAATATTGGTAGCTAAGCCTCTGCCTTTACCTACCATATTAGCGATGTTTCCACCCTGCATGATAGCACCTACGGCACTCTGTTTAGCCACCTCGCCCAGAGTATCAGCGATAACCTTACCCACAGAAGGATTGTAAATCTTGCCATTCTCGTCAAACTGACCAGTGCGATAAACCTCATCAATAGGCTTCGAGATTGCAGACTGCCCACCAAAGGTAACAGCACCATGCACAGCTCCACTCTTCAAAGCCGCGGCCTTACTCTTGCCGATAAGCACCTTGGCAGCTCGCTCAGCCACCCTGCGCTCCATGCCCTTAGCCATCAGGTCACCAGCCAGTTTACCCTCAGCCTTGGCAATCATGCTCTTGGTCAACTTGCCACCTGCGGCTCCAGGCAACCAATAACTCCAGGCATCACCTGCGAAGGTTAGCGCACCACTTGCCACGTTCTCCCAGAAGCCCGGCTGATACTGCTGATTGGCAATATCCTCCAGCCAGTTCTGATAGTCCGTCTGCATAATCTTGCGAGATACCTTGCCGATGATGGTATTCTCAATACCAGTCTTCAAGATATAGTCTGCGCTACCTCTTGGTATCATACCCTTCACCTCCAGCTGGTCAAGTTCATTCTTGATGGCAGCATTAATCATCGGCTTGAACTGCTTAGGATCACCATTCAGAGTGCCATTCAATCCATATCGCTGCATCACCTTGAATGCTGCATTGCTCATATCATTCAGGAACTCAGGATTCCTGTAGAGCTTGCCAAACTTCTGCTGCAAATCACCCAATATCTTCTGAGGGTCGCGAGTCTTGTTTGCATCAGCAATAGCACCAATGGCAAAAGGAGAAGCAGAATCCACATACTTAGACTGCTCGTTATACTTCGCCATCTGAGCATTAGAAGCAGCCTCAGCATCCTGAATAGCCTTGGCTACAGAAGTGCTGGTATATTTACTGATAACGTCAGAAAGCGCCTCATTGATGTCCTGGTTCATCAGTCTGTCCTGTACATTCTCATCGTGTGAATAGAGGCGTGTTGCAATGCCCTCGGCTATATTGCGATAATTCGGACCATATTTGTTCACCAGACTCTGTACCATAGCTGGCTTAAGGTAATGAGCCACATAGTCATCATAACTGATACCCATGCTGTCTGCCTCCTGCTTCAACTTATCCTGCACGCCATGGCTATACCATTGCGCCCCGATACTCTGCTCAGCATCCTGCACAGTATCGTCAGGCAAAGAAGCCACTACCTGGTTGGTAACGTCCATGGCCGAATGGTTGGCATATCTGTGCAAAGCAGGCAGCACCATGCTAACTGCCTCCTCATTGCTATTGGCTGTACCATCAGCCAACAAGTCGGCAACCATATTCTCAAAGTAAGAACTCTGCTTATCCGGTCTCTGCTTCCAGTCCTCAATATAGTTGGCAAGTTTGGCATCCATCAACCCATCATTATTCACCACACCAGTTGGTGTTGTAACAGGAGCCGCCTCTTTTGATTCAGGAGAAGCCTCCTTCTGTGCTGGCTGCTGTACCTGCATATTATCACCAAGAAGCAAATTGGCTATCATTCCACCCACCTTCTGCTCCCTGCCGATATTTCCTGCATCCACCTTCGGCATCATGCCGAGTGCTTGCGAAATCAAGCTAGGCTTCTTTAACTCACCTCGCTTCACCTCTTGCGGATATTGAGACTGTTCTTTCTCTTTAGAAGAAACACTCTGCCCACTACTCTGAGGAGTTGAAGGCTTTTGAGCAACAGGTGCCTTAGCTGAAAGATATGTCTCTAAAGATTTTTGGTCTTTAAAATTATCATATCCTGCTTCACTTAATGCATTATAAAGTGTAGCTACATTTTTGCTGTCAGAAACATAGTCTCTAAACTCCTGCTCTGTACCAACATCATCATAACCATCATCAATTAACGCTTGATGTAATTTCTTTATATTATCGTCCATATTATAATTTTAAATGTTTACCTTTATTTGTTTTGCCATTATTTGATTTGCGACCAATGCCAATACCGAGACTCTTAGGTGCAAGACCTTGTTCTTCAATATCATCAACGAACATTCTTTGAAGACTTGCATCCCACTGCTTGCCAGTATCTCCATTTTTACCAATGCCATACTTTTCTTCATAAATAGAAGCAAGATTATTGCCTCCCTTCTTTTTCATGTGATTATAGTATTTGATGAACCTTTTACCATATTCTGCTTGAGAATATTTTGGCGTTGTTCTAATCGTCTTATTAGTTGCAGCATTGTTTTTTGCTGTTGTCGAATTATTTACGGCAACATGAGAACGCCTATCTGCAGCACTTGCAGCTGCAGCATCAGCCTGCTTGTCCAGCAACTTACCCTTCTTGCCTCTCAAAGCATCCTCAGTTTCCTTCTTTGAAACATTCAAGTCTGCTGCTGTAGAATGTTGTTTTGTAGATTGAATCACTTCATTAACCTTTACAGGAGTGAGGGCATCCGTCTGATTCTTCTGTGAACGACGATAAGCAGCCAGTTCCTCATTTGCCTTTGCAGCAGCCTCTGCCTGCATCTGAGCCTGTTTGTCTTGACGGTCCTTATAGATATTCACCATCATCTGGTTATATCCCTTGGCTCTCAAAGCATCTGTAGCCTCTCTTATCTTGCGTTGGCGATCAGTAAGTTCTTGTGCAGATTCAATCTTCTGCGATGGAGCACCTTGAACTGTACCGATGAAATTGCCAAGATGCATCAGGAAATTGCCCCATTGCTCCATCTTGGCCTTCCTCTCCGCTTTCTTCTTCAAGGCTTCATTGGCAGCTACGGTTTTATCTCCATCACCCAGAGTATTGAGCCAAGGCATGAAGGCAGACCAGTTTCCATCACCATTCTTCTGGTAATCTCTCATGATGTCATAAGGCTTCATCTGCCGCAAGAGAGGATTCTGCTCTATCTCGCTATAAGGTCTGCTCCAGTCTATCTTGATACCCTGGTTAGGCTCCACCTTGGTAACTTCCTCGGTTGGTTGTTCTGCAAAAGATTCATGGACACCATTCCCGGTAATACCAGTAGTATCTATGGCTGTACCCTTTCCCGGTTCGGTATCAGTTGTCTGAACTGGTACTGCAACCTCCGGCTTCACCGCATTATCATCAGGGAAATCAGTAACAGGAGTAACGGCAGTTGCCGGACGTTTAGGAGTTAAATCATCCAATGTAAATCCCATAATCACCTCCTTCCTTAAAATGGCAATTTACTTGCTGCGCCAGCCAAGCCACCAGCAGCATCCGTAATACCCTGTGCTGTAGAAAGAGCTTTCTCCTTCTTGGCTGTGGCGATGTAGTTAGTCATCTGGTCTATCTGCGAATCAGCAGTATTCCACACATTTTCTTTGGTCTGAGCACCTTGCACAGCAGCCTCTTGCACCATCTTACCAACCTGCTCCTGGGCAGCCTGTTTACTGAGCGCAACCGCTTCATCAGAACCGCCACTAACAATATTGGTGTTCTTTGCGGTTGCTGTAGCATTATCCAATACCTTCTGGGCATTGGTCACGGCTACCTGATTTTCAGCAGATTGAGTAGGGTCCTGATAATACAAGTTATCACGATGATCCTTCACCTGTTGCATACGGTCTTGAAACATTTTGATATACTCATTATATCCCTTGTTTCTTGCTTTAGCTGCTAGAGCACCACCTGCAGCAGAGGTCAGTCCACCAGCAATACTTCCAATTAATCCCATAAAATTCGAATTTTAATGTTTAAACTGTTCAAAAGTAATGCGTTTTTCTTACCTATCTGTGATAAGTTCCGCAACTTGAACACCAAGTTTCGTAATTTCTTCCTATATTTGCACCCGAAAACTATCAGTAAACATTAAAAATCAATAGAATATGGCAGTAAAACAAGACAATAGTAATGAGCCGAAGCCAAAGAGGAAGAAGACTGGCGGACGTAAAGCTGGTACACCTAATAAAGTTACCAAAAGTGTGCGTGAAAGCCTCCGAGATGCCCTTACTGGCTACATCAATGGTATCAATGAGAAGAACTATTCACTTTTCACGGATCTCATGCAGATTGACGAGCCTGCCGGACGCTTGGCAATGGTAGCCAAATTTCTCCCCTACGTTGCTCCAAAACTCCAGTCTGTATCGTTCAATAATGATGAATCCAGAAACTTATCTGTGGAGGAATCTTTCATGCAGTTGGAAGAGAAATTTGAGAAACAAGAAACCACTATCAACATCAAAAATCTCAAAATTGTTAATAATGGCTAATTATAAAAAATGGGTAGCCCTCTCTAAATTTTCTTCAACTTTAGAGAAGACTACCCTTGACTTGGTTATCGAGCAAAAACACTCTATTTTAACTTATATTGGGTCGATTTTAATCTGTATTAACACAAAAATAGCTATTTTATGTCCCTGACTCGTTCAAAGTACTTCGTCTGGTCCTTGGTGATATTCTTCACCTTAATCTGTATCGTGCAGTTCTTAGGCACAGTATCATTTATGCTGGCCATGAGCTGCTCTATTATCTCATCTGTGTTCCGATAGCCCTTGCCATCAACATGAGCCACAACCTCACCCATAAAGTAAGCATCAGCAGACAATTCAAAGTTTTCCTCTACCTTATCGAATACAGGCAGATGATGTTCCTCCAGGCGTTTGCTCTTGTCGTTAGTGAAAAACACCTTCTCCACTACCTTCTCATTTAATTCCCATGCTCTAGAGAAATCAGGTTTCACATAGCCCATTGTCACCTTGTGGGTACTGATGTGATTCAAGGCAAAGCCAATTTCCTCGTAACTTGCTCCTAAGTCATTTTGAGCGATAGTAGCCCAAGTATGTCGAAATGTATAAGGAGTATAGTAATGTCCCTTTTCAAAGCCCAACAGCTCTTTGCAGATTTTCTTTAAATAGGAAGAGAGAAATGTATCTAATGACTTTTCCCCCATCTTGGAATGAAAAGAAAAAAGATATTCATCATTTGTGTTACTAGATAAATATTTTTCGATAGTTGGAAAAAGTATATCAGGAACCTTCATTTCTATATAGGCATTATCTTCTCTCCTACCTCTGGTTTTCTTGCGCTCATAATGAAGGATTCCATCAAAGTAGTCCTTCTTTTTCATATTATATAGGTCGGCAACATTTATTCCAGCTAAACACAACACCATCTTACAAATATCCATAACTCTTTGATACGATTTCTTTTCAGAGACTATAGAAAAGAACTTTCGGCATTCTTCCATGGTTATAGCCTTCTTCTTTGCCTTATCTACCCTTGGTATCTTAATCTTCACCCAAGGATTATTTTTTATTCTTATGATGTCATTGTCGTAGTCATTATATTTTTTTACTCCCTCGTTGAACAATCGCTTGATATACGTAGGGTAGGTAAACTTAATTGCTTTCTTCGCTGATAAGGATTTTATCCAATTTTCAATGAATGATGTAGTTAGTTGGTTAAACATAATCTTAGTGCTACCAGCATAGGTTTCCAAATTGTTCAATGCTTGCCCGTAGGTTAATACAGAATGATATTCCAATATATCATAAAGTGTATCTATATATTCTCTAGCAAAATCAGAAAAACAAACACCCTCCTCGCCTTGTTGAATGAATCTTCTAACCTCCTCTATAGTCCATTGAGAAGAATCTACTCTATTCAATCCATCTACCCATTTATTGATATTTGGCATCAAACTTGTAAGCACAAAAGTATCTTTCACCTCTTTCGTACCCTTCACGATACCCTTATCGTTTACCATCTTATCGGTCTTTAGATAGCAAACCTTTCTATTATGAGTCAATCTGATATAAACAGGATAGAAACCATCACTTCTTCTATGCTGAACTAAGATTTTAAATGTAGCCATACTCTAAACTATTTATAAATTTCTTGTGACATTTGTCACGTTAAACGTGACAAACATATTATTTTAATTCTTAGATAACTTAATAATTATTAATTGCTTATCTTTAATTTGCTCATTTACAAGAACTTACAAAAACCACAAAGATTATTGTCGCTACAAAGTTACACAAAGTTATCGCAATATGAGAAATTATTTACTTTATTTATCCTTTTGAACATAAATATTTATCCTTTTGGACATAAAAAAGGCCCGATTCCGCTTCTCACGAAGCAGAATCGGGCTAAAAAAACTTATTACTATTGATGAGTTACTAAAATTTCAATATTACTTGATAACAAACTTCTTGCCATTGCAGATGTAGGCACCTGGAGCCAAGAGGTATTCAGCATCCTGAACGTTTCTTACCTCGGCAACCTTCACACCTGTGAGGGTGTAGATCTTCACTGCGCCAGCCTTCTGAGCTGCTACAGTCTGGTTGATGCCTGTTGAGACAGACTCATTGGTCTTACCGGCAAGGTTATAAACT